CCTAGAAAGATCGATTCATTACCGCGCGGGTCGGAACCCGCGGTCAGTCCGAAACATGACTGTACAGCACCGGCGCCCTTGGTTAGGGGCATCCGGGGTACAACCAATTCCGGCCGGTTGATTTTGGAACCTGGGAAGGTTCCAAGATCAACCGTTGGTTTATCCCTGGGGCGTAAGCCTGGTCCTCCTCGTAAGAGGAGGGGCAGGGAGGCATCGTCGAAAGACGACCCCCTCCCAACCGCATTTCTTCGGAAATGCGATCAAGGGATGGTGGAAACACTATTCCTACTCGGTAGGAAATTTACACATGTGATTGATGTTGATCAGTGTGTGGAGAGGTATGGATTGGACTCCATATCCTCGGTGGTGAAGTTTGTTAAGAACTTTGTCTCATTTTGGATACCATATTCCATTGGTGATGACTTACCACCGGGTATGGAGACAGTTCCCTATGACATCATGTCGGGGAACTGCCGTGCCTACTTCCGAGGGATCTTCGGGAAAGGAGGTCGTTTTGGACGACGTATCCTGAAGTTGGCGGGGGCTCTCAATTATTCAAAGAGATTATTCCCTGCCGTCCCACAAGAATTCGTGGACCAGAAGCTGGAAGCATATGCTGAAGCTCTGTCCCGTCCTGACCCTCAGGTCTTCCCTTTCCGTAACCGGCTGGAAAGCCAGATACGTGCAGAAGTAAGGAGGCTTGGTACCTTTAATTGCGACTTCTCACAGCCCTTTGCGCCATCGGTTTCATCTTGCATGGAATCGACCCGGACAACCGGGGGCCTTCAGTCATACGCCCGTATGTTACTCGAGAATTTCATCTCTGAGAATACAGACTATTTGTATGACCATGACTCATTCCTTCGAGAGATGGTATATGAGGCGAGGGAGACACTTCTCAAGATGGATAATCTTGAAAGGGTCATTGCGAGGTTCTCAAATGATGACCTGGAGGAATTCCTTCAGGCCAGATGGGCGTCTGTAATTGAGTTTCTTCTTGAAGCCGCTTACAAGACGGTGATGGGGTGGGGGACGGGTGAGGATAGGGAGCAGGCTGCTCCAGTTGGTTTGCTCGAACCCCTCAAGGTCCGTATCATTACACGTCAGGCCTGGTATCTAAATCTATTGAAGCCACTTCAAAAATCGTGGCATTCAGTCCTCAGAGAGGACCCCACCTACTATCTAGTAGGCGGTATGAACGTAGAACAGGCTATAAGACACCTTCCCCCTCTGGGGAAAGGACAGTCTTACGTCTCAGGCGACTATGAGTCTGCGACTGACAATATCTACCTCTGGGCAACACAGTGTGCCCTGGACCAGTTGCTGAGTCAGACTCAGTTTACTTTTCCACCTCAAATGAGGGCGGTAGGTTTGCGTTTCGCTCATCTAGTCGGGACTATAGCACTTAAGTCTTTTTGCATGCTGGATGTTGTCCTGGGTGAAAGGAAGATTCCTGTGACCCGGGGTCAAATGATGGGTAATATCCTATCATTTCCGATCCTTTGCATAATAAACTCAGCTGCTACCCGACTCGCCTTGGGGCCGGACAGGCCATTCATCATCAATGGTGATGATGTGGCCTTTGCATGTAATGAGAGGGAATATAAGAGGTGGAAGTACGTGACTAGTTGTGTTGGTCTCAAGTTCTCACTTGGGAAGAATTACTTCTCAAATAAGTTTGTCATGATTAATAGCCAATTCTTTGTTTGGTCAAAAGAGTTAAGCATGTTGAGTCGAGTTCAGGTCCCCAATGTGGGACTACTCAACTCAGCATCTCTTTTAGAAACCGACAAAGAAACGGGTAGGGAGATACTCCCACTTGAAGTAATATCAAGTTTATTCAATGACTTTGTTAAGACCTTGACAACACCCAAGGAGCTCTCCCGAGGGGAAAAACTCTTTCGTCGGAGATACGATAGATGGCTCAGGGATTTCCCTGGGTCTCTATATGGTCCCCGGAGTCTGGGTTGTCTTGGAGCACGTATACCCGAAGGCTATAGGTTTTCGAGGATGGAGCGTATTTGGATGGAGGCTCACCGTACAGGTGAGTTCTGTTTCCGGGAGGGTCGTACAACGGACTACTCTAGGATGGTCAGGTCGTGTAAACGATATGTCCAATCTATTAGTCCACTAAGTATCTATACTCCCATGAGGGTTCCCTCATGTCCAAATGCTAATACCACTGGTGACAGTGGTATTCCATTCCGTATTCCTGATCCCTATAGTCCAGGTGGGGGGTTTGAAAACCGCATCATGCCGATCTATCGATGGTTCTGGAAACCATCGTCAGTAAGCCAGTGTAAGAACTTCTTATGGAGGAGGTGGAGACGATTCCTTAAGTCAAGGAAGAGTCATAACCCACTCTCTCCAGAGTTCGATGCTGAGAGACTGAATAATTGGTCGGAGGAGCGGAGGAGGTGGAGCACAGTAGGTGTGCCCCGTGGTCTTGGTCTGATCAACCAGGTATTCGCGGATGAAGTGTGGGATGTCATTAACCTATATTCCAAGGGCCCTATAGAGAGCTGTAGCTTGAAACAAGAGATCGGGATGGCCCAACCTACCTGTAACGATCCCCTTAGCTGTGACTTTTAGTCTAGCCAAGGGTATGAATTACAAATGTTAATGACAAGAAATAATAGAAATGCTGCCGCAGCAATTGCTGGGTTGGTGGCTCGTAAGGCTGTTGATAGCCTTAGTAGTAATGCAGTTAAGTACGTGGGGGATTACCTTACTGGAGGTGCGCGTCCTGCTTCGTCGACACAACCAACTTACGTTGGCGGGTCGATTCAGAAGCTTGGGACGATCCATCCGAGAAAGGGTAAGAAGAGACTTCGAAAGAGGCGGCAAAAGTCGGCTCCTTCTAGGAATCCGCCTGGTTTTGGTAATGATCGCATTCGGGTTACACTTCGTGACATGAGAACGGCTGTTAACACAGCTGCATCAACATGTGACCAGTATTACCAGTTGGCAATTAATTTTACCGCAAATCAGGATATGAGGACCTGGCTCGCTAGGGCCAATACCCTCTCGGGTTCCTTTCGTTTCTTCAAGGTTCGGAGATTAATCTTCGAGTTTACTCCGTCCCTCGCGTACACTTCGCCCGGGTATATCGCCTTAGGCGTTGACCCGGACCCGTCTGCTGCCGCACCAGGCGCGGCCAGTAATGTGTTTCGTCATAATCCCTCTTGTTTAGGGGATATTAAGGACAAACACCAACTTATCTGGACGCCCGGTGACGATAATGAATCACTTGATCATATCGTCAACGCTGGTGCAATTACTACTGCCCCGACAACAATCTGTCAGGGATCCATACAGATATATTCACAGAATACCGAGGCGAATGCCGCGGTTATAGGCTATTTTGTCTATGAGGTGGATATTGAGTTTTGGGGTCTCTTTTAGCGATTACGCAGTGTTACGTCCTGAGGAGGACATTAAAACTACCAGCGGACCCTTGTCCCGTCGAACCAACGACGTAAAACTCACTCTATTTCCCTTATACATAAGACTAGTTCCATGGATCTCCATGGCCCAGGTTCTCATACTTGTTCATCGTACGAGCCTAGGAACGCCCTTCTCTGTATCTCTGTAATTTGTCAGAGCTCTCCTTTGAAGGCAACATTTCTACGTGGGGTGATTGGTATGCTAGGCACCGTGAGGTGTCGATGCCAGTGCTGGGTTAAGTGGTTCTTTATGTGTAAAGAGTGTTTCC